TGTTATTTTCTATAGAAGTTTGTTTTGCAATCTCTGCTGTCCCGATCCCAGTACATTTTTTACTACAAAATTTTCTATATTCTCTTTTATCTGGATGCCATGATAAATTATTTTGACATACTGGACATAGTGGAATTATCATAGAATTACATTCCAAATGCCATAACATTTGACGAGCATTTGTTATGGCATTTGGAAAACAAACATTACCGAATACACTATTAACTATATGGTCAATTTTTAAGTGACTACGATTGGCTAATTCTACCAATACTTTTTTTTCTAATTCGGTAAGCTTGTTGTTCATGTTTTATCCGTTAATACCAAAGTCTTTTTGTTCTTGTTCTAATTTAATATCATAGTCTGCTTTTCTTGCATTTTGCTGACTTTCTTCATCATTTAACTGCCTAGTGAAACTAGGAAGATATCCATTATCTTGTAATAAATCGTCTCTTATATTTTGTGTTCTTTTCTCAGAATTCAATACCCCAGTAAAAGAATTGCTTAATGAAGTTGTATAATAAGCAAATGGATTTAAACTTTTGCTTTCATCGAAATATAAACCAATTTGTGCCAACTGAACCAGTGCTGTACTACGCATTTCGTCAATATAACTATTTCCTGTTAAATATACTGACCCATTTCTTCTAGCAACAAATGATCCATATTCTGTTTGGGGGCACCATACTGTTCCATTATATTCTACTGTTGGTATATTTGGATGAAATTCTTTTCCTTTGCCAACATGCATTTTGTTATTTTGCTTCCCGCCATTAAAATTAAGATTTTCACAATTTGTTTTATTCTTTAGGTCTGAAAATACAGTAATATTGGTAAATTCTACTGGTTTTCCAAATGCAAGTTGTGAACGTTTGTGTGTTTGTGTACGAAGCCCCATCATTGCACATAGCATTTGAAAATAATCACAATGTAATTTATTTTTTTGTGTATATCTTTTTAGATTAGAACTTGTTCTCCAACCGTCGCCATCTATCAACGTATTAAGCAATAATTCATGCTGTTCAGTTGATATAGACAATAAAAAATCAGCATTCATATTTTTTTCTGCTAATATATTGGTAATTTGTTTAGAAGATTCTTTCCAAATATAAAAACATTGATTTTTTCCTTTTGATCGTTCTGTAAATTTATAATTTAAATTTGTTAAACAATTACGAATTCTATCAGCATACACTCCTTGGTTTTGCCATATTCGTATAGCTTTTATTTCTTTTTTTGTAAATTCATAATTACCTTCTGTGACTATCCAACCAATTAATTCAACAAGATCATTCGAGTATTTTGTATTATTTGTTTCAATTTTATTTCCCATTAAAATTATTTTATCTTTTTCAAGAAGTTCTTCTACTTTTACTAATCCTCTTTCAGTAACTAATTTATGTTCTGGGGTAACTAACATATTAAGTCCTTGCTTATTGGTTATACTATGCATTTTTCCAGAATAATTGTCTTCATAAATTGATAGTATTTTTGACCATACCATATTTTCATCTTTATATGATAATATAATATCATCGGTTGTGATGTCCTTATATGATAACCACCCTCGTTGCGTCAATGCTTCTGTGATTTCATCTACACAATACCCACGCCAATTTCCACGCATACTATATCGACTAACTAACAGTATCATCATGCTACCTAGCCTATTCGTCATTTTGCCTTTTGTTAATGAAAAACTACCAGTGTCTAAATCTCCTGCCCAATGTGATCTAACTACTTCTACTAATTCATTGTTAATATAAACAAAATGTTTGAATGGTGGAAAATTGCATCTGATATGTCCATCCGCCACTGTTTTTGGGTTTGGCTTTTTTGGGTTTAACGGAATATGATCATGCGTCATTAATCTTATTACGATATCGGAATTGGTAATAGTATCTGGATTTATTGTATAATCTGCTAACTTTGGTTTGGTATTTTTTAAACCATCAGAATCTTCCCATATTTTATGATCTTTATCAAATTTTTCAATAGAAAGACGCTTTGCTCTATTACTACATGCTTGTAATAATGTTTCTTCATTTAATTCGTTCATGTCTCTTATTATTAAGTCATACATGCCATATTTTTGATCTTTTACCCAAGAATATGAAATTTTACTTTTATGTATTTCTTTTAGTAATTCTTTATTGTTTAGATAATTTTTTTTCTCCATGAGAGTTCCTTTTCTTATACTATATCAAATAATGTACAAAAAGTCAAGCATTTTTGTTTCATAAATAGTCATATAATATACTTAGGAGAAATTATGGCAGATAATCGTGCACGTCTTAAACTTAAAGGTGATGGATATAGTATTCCTTTATCTGGTCCCGCATCAGTATTGAGTAGTAAAAAAGGAATAGTATTTCCATACACCCCAGTAATAACTTCTTCTATGACTACTGAATATAGTCAATACGATCTAATCCATAGTAACTATCCTATTCAAAGTTTTGTAAGACACAGACCAGGTAGTATAAATATAACTGCACAATTTGTTAATCAAACATTGGAAGATTCACGATATACTGCTGGAGTTTTGCATTTTTTAAGTGTGGTTATGAAAATGCACTTTGGAACTCAAGATACTAATGCCGGAACACCGCCACCATTGTTAGAATTTTCTGCATATGGGTTGACTAATTTTAGTCGTGTTCCAGTATTTGTTAGTACTTTTTCTACAACTTATCCAGACGATGTAGATTATGTTTCGTTCAACGTGAATACAACAGGTAGAACTGACGAGGCTGGTTCGTATAATATAAATCTACCAGCAATGATGTCAATAACTATAGAATTATTACCACATTATCCAGCCAATATGCAAAATACATTTGATCTTACTACTTTTGCAAATGGTAATCTTTATTCAGCAGGATTTATTTAATGGCAACGCAATATAAAAATAACAGTGTATATAAAAACACAAAGTTAAGAAAATATTATTTGGATATATTCGAACCCCCAATAATGTCTAATTTAGAAAATTATAATACTATTACATTAGAATCAAAATATAATTATAGACCAGATTTATTAGCATATGATTTATATGGGCAAAGTGAATTATGGTGGATTTTTACATTTTATAATAGAGATACAATAAAAAATCCAATATATGATTTTAAAACAGGAACACAAATAAAAATACCAAAAAATATATCAGATATAGGATTTTAACAGTGAGCTATTTACCAAACCCTTTGAATAATTATTCAACTTATTCCTATAATATTGCATTATATATGGTTAATCCAACAAAAGTCGGTAACATAAATGATTTGTCTAACAAAATATTAATTGCTGATAATTCAAAAATAGCAAACTATAATATACAATCTGTTGAACAAATACATACTGTAGGAAATGATATCGTAAGAGCATCATATGCGAATAGATTTGATATAACAATAACAGAACCGAATGGAACTACATTTTTTAGCAAAATAGTAATGTCGGCACAGGAGTTACAGATATACAATCATATATCTGCAATGTATATAATTGAAATAACATTTCCTGCAAGAGACAATCAAAATAAACCAACTAGATATCCTTCTAAATTTTATTATCCAGTAACTTTTGTTACAGTGACTGCAAATATAGATAAAGGTGGTAGCACCTATAATATAGTTGCATATGAAAATTCTACTACAGGATATAGTTACTTAAATGTAGTTTCAAAATCAACACTTTCTATAACAGGAAGTACAGTTGGAGAAGTTATAACAGAACTTAATAATGCATTAAATCGTGCAGAAGAAATAAGTTGGATAACTGATATTAATACACAACACAAAAATGAATATGAAATAACATTTGATGCCGATACCAAAGATTGGGAACGCTGGCCTATAGAATCTGCTGGTGAAAAAATAAATTCAGATTATATAAGTACAGATGGTGACAAAATAATATTTAACATGATCTATGGAACAGATATAACAGAATTTATCGGGATCATATTAAAATCAACGGTCGAAGGTAAAAAAATACCAGCATATAGTGGTGGCACTATTCGTGCAAATCCAAGTGAGCCAGCTACTAGTGGAGCATCTAAAATTCCATATACATACAAAGTTATTTCAAATATAACAAATACCCAATATGATTTTTTAAAAAACGATTATGCTAAAAAAATAAATTATAAAATAAAAAAACATTTAGCTACAAGTTTAATAGTTGATCCAGCATATGTCGTACAATCAGTAGGAAAGCCTGCCGAACAACAAGTTAGAATATCTAGCTTAAGAGATTCTGGAATGCTTCGTAAAAGATACGATTATTTATTTACTGGTCGCAATACAGAAGTGATAAATTTAGATATGAAATTGCAAAATACATTTTATACAATGACACCAGTATATGGTGGACAAATTAATGATCCTATTCAAAATGCAACACAGGGAAATACCCCTACCGCAATACAAGAAAAAATAAAAAATATGTCCGAATTAAAAAGTAGAATTGTAGAATTTTCCAGAGCAATATCTTCCCGAATTGATCCATTTGTTAAAAGAGAATTAGAACGACAACTTGAAAATGCCAAACAAGAATTCCAAACAATGTTTGTTCCAGAAGATATATTGTCATGTAAATCTCCTATTATGCCATGTCATCCAGATAAGTCGGCACAAGCAACAACATCAGGACCAAATACCAATTCAAATGAGAGTAGCGAACTTATGATGGGTGCAGTTAATGCAAATATTCAAAATAGTGGTGATTTACTAGAAATAGAAATAAATGTAAAGGGAGACCCATACTGGTTGGGAAAACCAAATAGTTTTTATTCTTATAGTATAGCAGATGATTTGGCAGATTATGAAATTGGTGGAAATATGTTTTATCTACGAGTTAATTTACCAACAAACGAAACAGCTAATGGAAGAAGGCTAGTTCAACCAGACTTTACATTAACTGGTGTATATCGCGTAATAAATATAATATCACAATTTAGAAATGGCATGTTCACTCAATTTTTAAAAGCGTATAGAGATACGAGCATACAACCTGAACTAGTTTTGTCAGAGTTAGAAAATAATAATAATAAAACTAAACCATATTCAGAACCAATTGTTGGCCCACGATGATAGGAACAATATAAATGGCATCAACAAAAAACACATATAACAAAAAAGTAAGAGACAATTATAATCAGAATATTAATACCAATGGTATCAATATTCCAGCAGGAATATATTTAGGTATAGTAGTTTCAAACATAGACCCCCAACCAGAATTGGGGCTAGGCAGAATTAAAGTTCATATAAGTAGTTTATATTCTCCAATTACCCCAATGGGAATGACAGGTGCTTCTAGTTCTACTAATTCAAGTGCAACGCCAAGTCAGTCAAGTAATCCAAATATTAGTGCAACCGCAGAAGAATTTTTAGGTGCAGTTTGGTGTCTTAGAATTACTCCATTTGGCGGAACATATACAGATGGTGGAAACCAAATGTCTAGTGGTATGTTTTATCCTGCCCCAGATATTGGTAATCGTGTGGTTGTAGCGTTTTCTGGCGACTTTGACAAAGGTATTATTTTAGGAGTAATACCAAATCGTGTAGAAAACATGGCTGGTCCTACTGCAAAACAAACAACAGAAGGAACTATTACTGCTGCATATGATATTCCTAATACTAGAACAAGAGAAGGAGAAAAAGCACCAGAGCATCCGCAAGCAACTGCATTGCGAGAACAAGGATTAAATGATGATTCTATTCGCGGCCCAAGTCAATCAAATCCTTTACGAGATTCTAATGCAAAAATAGTTGCTATTAGTTCTCCAAAAGGTCATTCTATGACATTAGATGATGGCACTTTTGAAGATGATACTAGCAATAATATAAGAATAAGAACTGCACGCGGTGCACAAATACTAATGGACGATAATCATGGTTTTATTTATATTATAAATCAAAATGGATCGGCTTGGATGGAACTTAATAGAAATGGTGATATTGATATATTTTCTGGTGGAAGTATTAATATTCACACTGCGGGAAATTTTAACGTACACTCTGATGGTAGTATAAATTTTCAAGCACAAGCTGGAATTAATATGAAAACTTGTGGAAATTATCGTGTAGAAACGTCTGGTGGAAATATAGATATGTATTCTTCTAATAATGTTAATATTACTGCGGATGTTAATGGTAATTTAAAAATGCCAGGTGGCATTAAAGTAACTTCAGATCGTATAGATTTAAATGGTGCAGTTGCAGAAACGGCAGCAAAGCCAGAATCAGGTTCATTGATTGGAAACAAAAATGTAACAGAAAGTATTTCTAGCAGAGTCCCAGAGCGAGAACCATGGAGTGGGCATTTGGATTATGGTTTAGTAAATGTATCTACTGGTGGATTAACTGAAGATCAATCTACTTATCCCGGTGCACCAATTGACCCACAAGGTGCAAACGTAGAATACCCTCCTGCCGATCCCAATTTTCCAAGTGGGTATATAAGATTTAGGGACAGTGTTAATAGAAGAATTGATCCATCGTTGTTATCAGTAGTAGAAGATATAGCTAGACAATTTGGAAGACCATTAGTAATTTCAAGCGGTTTTAGAACACCAACTACAAACACTGGTGCAAAAAACAGTATGCACTTAAAAGGTCGTGCGGTTGACATCAGTTCAGAAGGATTATCTAATGCCGATAGATTAGAATTAATAGCTATTGCAAGTAGCAAAGGCATTGGTGGCATTGGAGTATATAGTGGTGGTAGCCTTCACTTTGATAATGGTAGCCGCAGAGCATGGGGCGATAGTTTTAGCTATGATAGATCAATTCCAAGCTATGCCAGAGCCGCATTGGCATCACATGCAGGAAAGGCATCGGTATGATAAAAATTGTATCGCCACCATATAGAATACAATGGGAAACATTTAGCAATGTAGACAGATTTAAATCTGATTTTAAAGTTTTAACACCTTTAGTTCAATGTTCAGATGAATTGATACCTATAGTATTATCTAATTCTAGATTTAGAATGTATAGATATCAAGATACAGTAACAAATTTTTATAAAATAGGATATGGATATGGAAATTCAAATACTCCATATGGTATGACAGAAAGCGAAGCATATGGTGAATGGATAGCAGAATTCAAGAAAAAAGAATCAAGCTTACAAAAACAATTACCAATACCGTCTATTACTGTTAGCCAATTCGATGCATTGTTGTCTTTATATTTTACAACTGGTTCGTGGAGAACTATAGAATCTGATGAAGGAATTTATGATATAAGTTCTGCTATAAAAAACATGCAATGGTCATTGGTTGCTGATATGATAGCAAATGGAAAAGTCAATAGAACACAGAGACAATTAGAAGCAAAACTGTTAATGTTGGGTGATTATAGAACAGATAAATCTAGAAATTGGCTAAGAAACGAAGGCATTCAATATACCAGAACAACATATATTAGAGGAATAACTGACGCCTTAGCAAAAAAACAAGCAGAGATTTCATATTACAGACAGACAATGGGTACATATTTACCAAACTTGACTGAAAATAAAAAAAGAGAAATTTCAAACCTAGCTACCAAAATATAAAAAAACACATATTTAAACTTCATAAATAGATATATGGCAAACAAATTTATAGGTTATTCAACAGTAGATAAAGATTTTGGTAGTGTTACATTGGAAGATGTAGAACTAGCCAAACGAGATTTATTAAATCATTTTAACACTAAAAAAGGCGAAAGATTAGGCGAACCACAGTTTGGTAGTATATTGCCTTTTTTGGTGTTTGAACCATTAGACGACGATACTATATTTGCGGCAGAAGATGACGTAAGAGATGTAGTAAATTTTGATCCAAGATGGAAATTACTTAACGTTGATGTTATAGTGGGAGAACATACAATAGAATGCAATCTATTGTTAGAGTATGTTCCTAATACAACTGTTGAGAAATTATATCTAAAATACACAACAGAAGAAAGATAAAATATGTCACAAATTGCAAGACAACGAAATCTATTTACAGCAGAAGATTTTACAGTAATATATGATAGCTTTAAGCAAGCTAATTTTCAATCATATGATTACGATACTATAAGAACTGCAATGGTAGAATATATAAGAAATCGTTATCCAGAAAACTTTAATGATTGGATAAAATCTAGCGAATTTGTTGCGTTACTAGAATTAATGTCATTCTTAGGACATAACTTAGCATTTCGGGCAGATTTAAGTGTAAGAGAAAACTTTTTAAGTACTGCAGAAAGACGAGAAAGTGTATTACGTATAGCAGATTTTCTTGGATATAATCCAGCTAGACCATATCCTTCTTCTGGATTATTAAAAATAAAATCAATTAAAACAACACAGAATGTATATGACATTAAAGGAAAGTCTTTAAAAAATAAAACAAAAATGTATTACGACGAAACCGATCAATCTAGCTATCAAGATTTTTTGTTAATATTAAATGAAGTTTTTTCAGGAACCAATAAATTTGGATCACCATCAAGTACTGCATATATTGATGGAATTGAAACACATGTATATCAACTTAACAATACCACTAATACTGCTAGAAATGCAGCTATGTCTTTTAGAGCAAGAGTAAATGGAATACAGCAGAATTTTGAAATACACAATACTGATATTTCATCTGATAAAAAAGTATTAATTGAACCATCACCGAATCCATCGCGTGGTTTCAATGTAGTATATAAAAATGATAGACAAGGATTATTAAGCACTGATACTGGATTTTTTGTTTCTTTTAAACAAGGAACTACTGAAAATTATGATTATGTTATAAATTCACCAATACCAAATATGTCAATTGATGTATTGGCTCAAAATATTAACAATATTGATGTTTGGGTTCAAAATGTTGATGAAAGTGGATATATTATAAGTGAATGGACAAAAGTAGATAGAGAATATGGTGCTAGTGCATTATTCAATACATTAAATAAAAATATAAGAAAAATATTTTCTGTAAAGACATTACAGAATAATAGCGTTA